CCGGTAACGGTTAGCGTATACGTAGCGAAGCTGAACAACCCGGCGGACATCGTGAAGCTGAGAAGCGCCTGAGTCGCCACGTCAAGTTCGCAGACGGCGGATCCTGTTCCGTCAATGACAACATCATCGCCAGCCTGCGGCTCTCCCAACGGGCTCCAGTTGTTCGACCCGCTCCAGTATTTCGTGCCGCCGTTGCCTATCCAGGTCTTGGTCGCCATCTACGCCTTCAATTTGAAGATTGGGCTGGGCCACTGGATCACCACGTCATCGCCGTCGCCGGTGATCGGTAGACCGACCGAATCATCACTGTAGTAGATCAACGCCGAATCATTCACGAATCCCGTGTCTCGATAAATCAGAATCGCTCCCACACTCTCCCCCGCCGCAACGCTGGGGAAGGTAGAAGCATCCGCGCTGAACGCGCCTTTCGCTCCCACTGTCTTCCCCGTCAACACGAGAGAGGCCAACACGGTGCCGGCTGGCAAGTCCGCCAGGTATTCATCGGCGGCGATATCAACCGCGTAGCCTTTGGAGAGATCGAGGAGCGCGGCGACGATCCGGTGATTCACCAGATCAACGTCCGCCTTCCCCGCCTTCTCCGCGTACTTGTCGTACACCGCTGTGGTGGCCATCTCTCGCCCTCCCCCGGATTACTCCGCGTCCACGAACTGAGTGGCATCGGCCGCGATCTGCTTCGCACGCTTTTTGCTGATGCCCTCGATCGCCGCCAGGTCTGCTTCGGACTTCGCCTGAAGCTCCTCGATGTTCGTGATCCCGTTCTTCAGGAGGATGGCGGCGACCTTCTTGTCCACACCATCGACCTGAACGAGCTCCGCGACGGGATCGGCTTCCGGTTCCACCTCCACCGCACCGACCTCTACCGCCGCGCCCTGCGCCACCAGATGCTTCCCCACCGAGTCCTCTACTTCCGCCTCGGTACCGGGGACCTGGTACTGGTGGTTGTACTTCACTGCGTTGAGAAAACGCACCTTCATGCTGAGCCTCCTCGGGGCTGGGGTTTGGGGAGCGGGAGGGACCCGCTCCCCTGAATCAAAACTGCGCAACGCCGCCTCAGCCGATTAGCTCAGCACCGCCGCGCAGATGAACGCATCCACCTGATGCAGCGATACCAGAGGTGCCGACTGGACCATGATGAACCGCACGCTGGGGTCCTTCTCGGTCCAGGACTTCGGGAACCTCGGAACGGAAGCCGTACCGCCGAAGTCCAGATCCTGAATCGCACCGTAGTGCTTCGCGGTGCGAGCCTGGGTGGAGCCCATGACGACCTTCTTGGTGTCGATGAGGGGTTTCTCCGTGCTCGTGTCCTCATCGTAGTACCACTCGTCATAGACCCACAGATCCAGCGCCACGTCCTTGATCCGGCCGTAGTAGATCGCTCCGGCCGGGACCTGACGCGGATCAATCTGTCCCAGATCGATCCGGCGCGTATCGAGCTTGTTCTGGACGTCCGGATGATCCAAGAAGGAATCGATCGCGTCCGAACCCATTATCACATCGGTTGAGTTCAGCCCCGAGTCCTTCAAGATCAGCCGTCGCCACGCCCTCAGGTCCTCCAGCGGAGTGCTGTTGGTCTGATCGCTCCACAGATCATTCCCCGTGAGCGTGATGATGTGAGTGGCGTCCATCCCGAAATCGATCTCATCGTCCACTCCGTCCCCTACGATCGCCACCTTGCCCGTCTGGAGCAGCTGAGAGGCCATCCACTCCTCTCTGCGTGTGATGATCTCCTCCAGATAAGCCAGGTCCTTCCCCACCTGCTTCGCTGCGCGCTGAGCGGCGGTATCTCCCGCCTGGTAGATATGCTCGCCCATCGAGCGCGTCAGGAAGTCCTGAGCGGTGGTGACCATCTTCGGCTTCACGTAAGGAGGCGTGTAGGACCGTGTGGTGAATCCGAGCCGATCCATCACCTTCCCCTGCATCCTCGGAGCGACGAACGGCGCCAGCTTCCGCTTCCCCTTCTGGATGTCAATATCGACGTTCTTGGTAGTCGATGTCTCCACCGTCTTGAAGAACGTATCCAGCAAGAAGGTCCGCACCGGCTTCATCTGCTCCAACGCACGCAGCATCGTCCGCGTGTCGAACAGATCAATATCACCCCGCTGTCCGAAGGCGGCATTGAGCGTGCACAACGGCTGGAGTGCGGCCGCAAGGCACGCCACCAGCAGCATCCAGAAACGACTGATGTACTTCATCTCCCTCTCTCCTGTTGAATTGGTAGTCAGTTCACGTTCGGTTCCCGCAGCCGTTCCGCACTACTGACTCCGCCTCCTCCCGGATTACTCCGGTACCGACGCACGCTGGAACATCGACAACGCGCGCATCGCGTCCTTGTGCTGCGCGACCGTATCCGACCCGCCGACGCTCAACCCAACCACGTTGAACTGGCCGGTGAGATACGCCGTGATCGCCGCGTCCGCCCCGCTGGGGGCAGAGGCTTCCGAGCTGACGGCATACGGCTTCCCGCTTCCGTCGATCGCGGTGCTGTCGATGAGCTTCAGCTTGCCGCTCCCGGCCGGAACCGTCACGGTGAACTTGTCGCCCGCAACGAAGTCCGTTGAGCCGTCATTCAACGTCAGGTTCAACTCATCCGACGTGAACGCCACTCCCACTTCCGCGATCCCGATCTGCTTCCCGCTCGGGTCCTCCACCTTGAACACGCCGGCATCCGTCTCCGCCTTGGTACACTCGATGGTGTAGACCCCGGCCTGTACATTCACCCCGCCGGTCACGGTGGTACACGTGCCGTTGCCGGTGTTCCCGCCGTCGGCCGTCCCTGTCGTGGGAACGGCCCCGGCGGTGACCTTGCCGAGTATCCCGCCCCGCGCGACCGTCTGGCCATCCAGAAGCGTCTCCGCACTCGTCACCAACGGGAAGTCCCCGCCGATGAGCTTGTCGTGTGTGTAGCTCCCGATCTCCATCTCCCTCTCCTTGGTTGAGTGTTACGGTTGTTCAGCTGTCCGTGCGCGTGCGAATCCGAGCCGCCCAAAGCTCAGGACCGCTTCTCGTTGCCTCCCTCTACCATCAGCTTCACGGCCTGATCCGTCTCCGCCTGGTTGGGGTCCTGAACATCCGGCTTCACCTGGGCGCTCTTGTCCCCGAGAGCCTTTGCGTCTGCTTCGGCTGCTGCTCCGGCTCCAGCTCTCGCCTCCTCCTGCTTCCCCAGGATCGCATCAGCCACGCTCTGCCGCGTTGCCTCGGGGTTGTACTTCTCGGAGGCAATCAGCTCCTCATATCCCGAAGCTTTCAGCGATTCGATCGACTGGATACGCTCTCGCTCCGCCGTTGCCCCGGCCGTCACACCTTCCGCTCTCCCAAGGTCGAAGATCACCTTGTACGTCTCCGGAGAGCTCTCACGCAACGCTTCCACCGTCATGGTGACAGCGCCGTCATCCTGTGCGTTCTGCTTACCCATAGTCACTCCTCCTCTTGTATGGGGTTTGGGTAGCTTCGCCTGTTCAAGAACTTCCTCAAGACTCCCAATCCGATCCGCCAATCCCTGGCCCACGGCCAGAGCTCCCACATACACGCCTCCTCCTCCGAACTCACTCACAACGGTTTCCTCACTTGTCCCCCGGTTCCGCGCGATCGAGGCTACCATCACCCCCGCCATCTGATCTACAATGTTCTGGATCGAGGCGCGACCCTCATCACTGTTGAGGTCCGGGGCTTTCATCGGAGAGACCGAGGATACAAATTGAACCTTCTTCACCCCTGCCGCCGCATCGCGCTGGGAGGTGTCGTGATACACCGCCAAAACTCCGATGGAGCCCAACACGGCCGTCTCCGACAATATCACTTCATCCGCTGCGCTCGCAATCCAGTACGCTCCCGAGGCTCCAACACCCTGGATGTACGCCTTGATTGTCTTTTTCTCCCGCGCCGCATAGACCATATCCACGAACTCGGAGGTGCCGTTGACCTGACCGCCGGGAGAGTCGATATCGAACACGACCGTCTCCACCTCATCCATCTCCATCGCGGTATTGAAATCCATCGCCAACATCTCCAGTGAAGTCGCGCCGGAGACGGCGGTGAAGAGATTGGCCCGAGGGAATATCGGACCCAAGACCGGGATCACCGCCGTGTTACCCCGAATCTGGGCGCGTGCGGATTCCCCGAGAGGCTGTCCGAGCTTCGCAGAGAGTGCCGTGGTGTCAATCTGTTGTTCGCCTTTGAGGAGCGAGTCCAGATCATGACGCTCTCGATCCGCGATACTGACAATGGTCTTCAGCGCCGCCTCGGTGATTGCCCACGTCTGATCGTAGATCCAATCAATCGCCCGTCGCATCCGTTCCCTCCTCTATTTCAATCGACCGATCACGGCCTGTACTCCGCGCGTCATTGAGATAACGCGGAAGGACGTTTGGGTGAACTCTCCCGGATTACGCTGACGCAACCTCCAAGATCGCGTAGTCTCCCGAACGTCCTCAGCCTTGAAGCCGTGATCCCGCGCCCACGTCTGAGCTTCTGCCTTTGTGCTGAAGCGCTCCTTGCTCATAATGAGCGTCTGTACGGTAGTGGGTGGACGGCCCCGCTGAGCCTCATACATAAAGTATTCGGCCGCGCTCTCAAACACATCCAACAGGTAGCCGTCCCCTTCGGTGTAGCTCCCGTTGAAGTCGAACGCTTCACCGCGCTGACGTTTCTGATGCTGACGCCACATCGAGTGACAAACAGCATTCCCCTGAGAGCCGTCCTTGGCGGTGCCCTCTCGGATCACGACAGGGATACAGCGCTTCACAAAAGCATCCTCGGACTCACCCTTGCGTGGTGTTGGCACCTTGATCGGCTCCTTGTTTGGTACCGAGATCAGGCGTTACGCCTTCCCGCTTCAATATCCGATCTTGGCGGGAGCGCCGCTGAATGTTCGCTTCCCAATCCCCTCCGTGTATCGCAATGTATTCGTCCTCAAAGTTCCCGAGCCCTGCGGCGATCCGCGTCTGCGCACCCTTGGTCTCCTTGACGGGATCGATCTGTCCTTGCCCCGGTCCTCCCCAAAACGCCCCACTCCAGGCTCTCCGTATAAGAGGATCGCGGAAGTATCCCGGAGCCTTGATCCGATTGCGAGTGACCGCCTCGGTCAGCCATTCCTCGTACACCGGCTGATTGAAGTTACCGGCGGACCAGGCGCGGCGCTTCTTGTAGAACTTCCACGCCTCCAGAAGCGCGGCGCGGGACGCGGAATAGCTCGCAGTGAACGCAAGCAACAACTGCTCATAGGGGACCTCGATCGCCGCTCCGATCTGACGCGCGATCGACTGAAAGAACGGATCAAATCCCTCGTTGGGGCGGTTCGGAGAGGCTGTCTGTATCTCTTGATCCTCTGCGAGTTCTACGATGTTGCCCGATCCTACTTCATACAGATTGTCATCAGGGCTGGATGCGCCTCGCCCACTGGACCCGTCCGGCTCCTCCAACAAGCTCTCGCTCTCGGTGAACGCCGGCCCCAACCCGCCGGGAGTGCTCACGCTCTTCACGAATACGGTGAACATTGCCGCGATCACCGCACCCATCAGCTCCGCCTCGGTCAACCGCGTGAGCTGTTTGCACGCCTCGATCACTGGGGACAACGTTGGCATCCCCCGTCGCTGTCCCACGCGTTCACGCTCCATCAGGTGTAAGACGTTCCGCCGTCCGGATTGCTCCCCGAAAGCCGGTATCTTCACCCAATCATCGACCGTCGCAAACATCTTGTACGGCTTCGTGCGGATATAGTAGAATACCGGAGCCCCATACTCATCGAGCTCAATTCCGGACTTCATCTTGTCGTTGTCCATCTGGTTGTTGGGGTTGGAGATGTAGTCCGCCTCCACCAACTGAACTTTGAGCCTGTACGGGGTTGTAGGCTTCTCTACCTCGATATATGGAAGCAGCACGAAGCAATCCCCATTCAGCATCGTGCTAAGGAAGGCCAACACTTGGAGCTCCGCGAACGTCTGGGAGCGAGTGATGTCGCAGTCTTTCCCTCCCGCCCACATCCCCCATTCCCGCTCCGTCTGTCGCTCCCACTCGTCTGCTTGATCCTCGGAGAGTCCCAGGAACTCTCGATCGATCCGGCTTTGGAGCGTCAGCCCCGAGCCGATCACATTCGTATTGATCCGCCGGAGAGCCGCCGCCGCGATCGGCGTATTCATATAGAGATCGCGGGAGGAGGCGCGTGCTTTATCGAGAAGCGGCAACGTGTCATCGTCGGCGGACTTTCCCTTGGGATACCATCCGCGCATCGATCGCCGTCCCGACGTTCCCCCCACCGTGTAGCCCGTGGTCGCATCGTAGAATGAGAGAGCGGCCCTGAATCGAATACGATCCAGGGCCGTCTTTGGGCTCACGAAGCCAACAAGCCGGTCAATCACGTTGGGCTTGGGAAGGGCACGCACAGAGTCCTTCATACGTAAAAGAGTATATGAATTGATCTATACGAAATCAACCCCTCCTCATGATTTAGTTCTAAGTGATTGATCTACAAGTCGCGCGGGAGTGACCTCCTCACGCGAATCCCCCGGCCGGAGAGCGAATCAACCACCTGCTGCCACCGTGCGCGCTCCCGTGCGATGATCCCGAGATTGGCGCGGGTGAATGTGCGATCCTTGATCGTGTAGCTCTGATTCTTCAAGACAGTTTTCTCTGCCTCGATGTACGCATTGAGCATCTCCTGCGCCGTCGCCAGCGACACCGACGATGTAGCCATACTACCCTCCCTGTTTCGCGTGAGCAACCATAGCAACCATTGTTACGTACCGTATCGGCTTCACCTCGATCGGGACTCCAGACCGCTTCAACGTCAACACTACGTTCACTCCCATCCCCTCGGGACAGAGCGTATAGATCAACTTCCCGTCCCCCAAACACATCTGCTCGCAGACTTCCCGGAGCTCCCGCCGAATCCGTCCCTGCCAATAGCGACAGTTCACGCACTGACGGTCGCTCCATTGTGGGTGCTCCGCTCGCATTCGCGCGATCTGACGATAGAGATCGAACCGCCGAATCACAAACCATGACTCACGCTTCAAATCCGCCCATTGATCGATAAGCGGTGAATTCGGAGGACACTTACTCTTGTCCGTACCGAGGTTAGGACAGCCGCTGAGGTGGCCGGGGTAGGGGAGCGCGCACCATGGTCCCCGGGCGAGATAGTTCACCACAAGCACCTGGCGGACGGATCTGACTTCGATCATCTTACGCCTCTCGATATGATACGGCCGCGCCGTCGCCGTTTCAATCGACGGTTCGACGGTATCAGCGGCAAGCCTTGTTCTGCTAGCTTTGACATGTTGGGATTCAATATGAATCGCGCCGCCGTCGCGTAACACCTACAATCCAGCGCTTCGTTCCGTCTCCCCTTCGGCAGCTCCCACCGCAACACCGTCCTGCCGCCCTTCCGCGCCGTCAGGAGACGCTCAGCGGTGAGTTGCTTGAAGTAGTTCTCACCGTAGACCGTGTGATCCGGGAAGTGACAATATCCCGGTCCAGCTGCCTCTACCTGGAGCTGGGAGTATATCTTGGACTTGACTTCGTCCACGAAAACGTTGAACAACCATACGCCGTGCTCATTCCGCTTCATCGGCCGCTTGATGTAGCCTTTCCCGAACCCATCCACGCCCTTGATCGGGAAGATACGGCGGAACTCCTGAGCACGGCAGAACTTGTACACAACTTGGGCGCGGTGCCCGGAGTCTACGGCGGTGATCGTCACCGGTATCTCGTGCCCTGAGGTATGCTTCCAGGTTCGCGCCAGGTACTGGCTCAACTGCTCCCACACAAAGCTAGTCTCCGTATCCCCCATCAGCACGGCATAGTCCACGCTCCACGTCTCCTCGTTCAGCCCGAACCCTACCACCTCCACCTCGATCCGGTCCTCCTGTACATCGACTCCGGCCGTCAACAACAGGACCTCCTCGGGGACCGGAGCGGTGTACGTCTCCTTACGACTGCTAACCCAGTGTGCCTCGATCGAGCGTCCCGCCTCCGTCCAAGTCTCCCCGAGTACCGTGTTGATGAATACCTTGAGAAGCTCCTTGTTGAACGTGCGGGTGGCGCGTATGAACATCTCCGCCGCCTCCACCCAACTGAAGAAACCGAGCGGGGAGTACAGCGAGGAGATATGAAAGGACTTATGCTCGCTATCCGGATCCTCCGCAATCCATCGAGCTCCCGGAGCTTCCGGATCGGCGTAGTCCTCGCATTCCCGAAGCATCCACGTCTTGTGATGCTCCTCGATCATCTGCTGACAGTGGATACATCGATACTTTACTGTCTTTGGATCATCGTTCTCCCACTTGAAGTTCGGCCAGTACAGCACCTGGAGCTTCCGGCAGTAGGGACAGGGGACGTGATACCGCTCCCGACTCCCGGAATCAAAGTTTGGCTCTATGACGGAGACTTCCTTGATGAGCGGGGTGGAGAGACGGAATATCTTTTTGCGGGGGAAGTTCGCGGTGCGGCGGATTGCGATCTCTGAGGGAGAGCCTTCACCCTCAATCCCCTTCCCCGCTTCGATATCCCGCTCATAGCTGTCCTCCTCATCCAGTATCAGATTCTGTATAGGGAGGGAGCGGAGAGACGCGCCGCTGTTCGCGCCTCCAAGTATCAAGATGCCCCCAGGGAAGTTCTTCAACAGGATTGTGTTGGATGAGTCCCGGCTCCGCGTCTCTCCGATCAGATCGTGTACCGGTTCGCAGAGCTCAATCGAGCGGTCCAACCGTTGCTTGGAGAGACGCTTGACGCTGTCTACGGTTTTCTGTACGAACATCGTGGGGGCGGGAGCGTGATGGGCGGTGTAGAGAACGAAGTTGATCCCGCACTCGGTGAACCCGAGCTGAGCGCCCTTCATCACGGTGATGTAGCGGGTCGGAATCTGAGGAGATAGCAGATCCATGATTCGCCGGAGGAACGGGAACCGAGACGTGCGCCAACGTCCCGGCTCCGAGCTCCCCTCAGGCGGCAGTATCCGGTTCCGATCCGCCCACTCCGATAGCGTCAACCGCTCCGGGGGGAGGAGTGAGAACGCGAACAGCCCCGTGAGGTGTTGTAGCTTATCCTCGGTTGTGTTCAAAGTATTGCCGATCCACAGAGAGGACAAGCACTGTCTTCTTTGATTTCCTTAATCATTCGATCCAATATCGCGTTGTGACGGTCGGCTCCACAGTTATACTCCTTTCCCTGACTAGGATCTGCGCAACCCTCGGGAGCCTTTGGACAGGAGTAATATGTATCATCCTCCACGTACCGATGATGCTGACGCAACGCCTCTAGCTCTTCGATGAGTTCATCTTCCTTCATCGCTGCCTCCTCCGCCTCCTTGTTTCAAGTCCGTCGCCAGGTCCTCCAGCATCGCCCGACACTCCTGATCGAGCATCTTCCAGCACTCCCGCGCGTCATCCTCCGCCGCCATTAACGGCGCCAGCCGGTCCGGCAACGCCAGGATCGACTTCCTCACCGTCACCGCTATCTTCCCCCAGCGCTCCTCCACGGCGCTCATCGGGATCAGTCGCCCCATTTCCTTCTCATAGTCCATCTCCTCTCGGAGCGCTTTGAACTTCTCCCGTCGCTCCCGAGAATGAACCACCGCGTTCAACGCGCTCTCCCCATCACTGTTAGGCACGGCGCTCAGCGCCCCGGCCAGAGCCGCTGGGGAGGGGACGGGACGTGTCAACGTGTGGGAGGTTGCGGCGAACTTCGCCGCCTCGGTTTGAAGATCAATCACCCAATGGCCGTCGCGCCTCCGGCGCTTGATGCGGCCGCGTTGAATCGCCTCGGTGATGCTGGGTTCCTTGACGCCAAAGAGACGCGCGAACTCAGCCTGGGTGACGTATCGACGTTGAGGCATCTGGTTCAACCTTCAGGGTGATAGGATTTTGTTGAACCACACACTAGTGTGAAGTCTTGAGCTTGGCGCAACC